ATTTAAGGCTGGACTATCCCCCCTTCCAATTCGGCGGGGTTATTAATTGTCGACAAATTGACATTATCTCTCAGATAATTCTCAGGTAGAATTCACCTGCAATTCACCTACACAATTACACAATTGGTCAATTGTAGGATATGCTGAGGTTATTAAGAGGGAAATTCCTTCTTAAGACGGGAGAAGAAAGAAAATGAAAACCGCAACAAAAACCGCACCAAAAGCAAAAACCGCTGGAGATATTTTCCAAGCACCAAAAACCGAAAACCTTTCGGTGATTGTAAAAGCACTTGAAGAGGCTCACGCCTTAATCCAAAAAGAAACCGACGCACCCCGTGCCGTGATTTCCATTGGACGCTCTTCAAAAGTTCACGGCTCCTTTACACCTTGGACACCTTGGGGAACTAATGAAAAAGACGGCGAAAAGTTTCACGAAATCTTTATCTCTGCCTCATCTTTTGATAGGGGAGCCGAGGCGATTTTGGGAACTCTTTTACACGAAACCGCTCACTCTTTAGATTTGAAAGCGGGAAGAAATGGCGTCAGCCAAGAGGGCTATCACAACAAAACTTTCAAGAATACTGCTGAAAGTCTTGGCCTAGAAATTGAGCAGGCCAAGCGTATCGGTTGGAGCACCACAAAAGTGCCTGCTTCTTGTATCAAAAGATGGGAGGAGGCTTTCGGAATTATTGCCGAGGCTTTAAAGTTAGTTGCGGTCAATGATAGCGAAAAGCCAAAAGGCCGAAATAAGAATAATAAAGTTGCGGTCTGCCAATGCGGTGAGAAAATCCGCTTAAGTCTTAAGACATACAATCTCACCCGCCCAGTTTGCCAAAACTGTGAGAGTGAATTCGTCCTAGAAACCGAAGAAGGAGGCGACGAATAGCCCAGCAGGGTAATTGACAACAGCCCGCCAAGGTGGAAAAATCTGAGGGTGCAAATCCCCAGACGGGCACAAGGTTAGGGAGAAATTCTCCCCGACTTAAGACAGGAGAAAAGAAATGGCAACAAAATATAAGCACAGCGTCGAGATAGTTCACGAAGGGCACAGTGGAGTGATGGAGTTTACTTTCACAGCCGACGAAAACACCGACCCTTCAAAAATCTTCGACCAATTTATCACTGAGTTAAGTATCATTGTGCACGACGTCGAAGAGTTAGAGTTTGAAGATTGCGACGGGTGCAGTGATGAATTTGACGTGGAGGAATTAATAGAAGACGAAAACGCAGGGCTTAAGTTCTGCAAATTTTGCAGAGAGGAAAACAAATAACGTCTTAAGACATAAAGCCCCTCACCCTTAATCAGAGGGCGCAGGTTCACGACCTAGCGGGGCACGGGTTGGAGGGAAATTCCTTCCGACTTAAGACAGAACGACAGGAGAAAAAATGCTGGTAAGAATAGCAACGACGAACGACGCAAGCGGAAACCCTAGACGGGGCTGGTTAAGACTAACCGCAGGCGGTCAGGTTATAGGCTGGACAGAAGAGGGCTACCTTGGACGTGGTGCCATTGATGGATACGACGACGGCGAGAGCCCTACAATTTACGTTAAGCCCTCAGAGTATAAGCGTTTCAAAAAATGGGGCGAAACAATTCAAGAGAACTTTACAAAGGAGGAGTTAAATGTCTAACGACTTAAGACATAAAAGCAAGTGTCAAGAATGCAACAAAAAGAAAAATCTTTTTGATGTGGTAAAAAATGGGCAAGAAATAAAAGCCTGCTCCGATTGCATAACGGAACAATTGTTAACAGGCTGGAGCAGATAAAATGAACAGAGGGCACAGGTATTATCAGATTAGAAAGGTGGTGCGCCTCGTATTCTGGGGCGCATTACTGGCTGGCGTCTATTATATAGCGACCCATTTAAATTGGGTAGGAGATGGATACTGCTGGGGAACTATGGATAAATGCTACTTAGGAGATGATAAATGAATGACGTCTTAAGACATAAAGATAAAGAAATAGAATTAGTTGTTTGTGGTGATTGTCTTTATCCAATTAATATTTGTAAGGGTTGTGCGTCTTAAGACGTGAGGCAAACAACACAAACGAGTTGGCTTGACACAGTTCACCATTGTGTTATCGTTCTACTAAGCAATAGACAGGAGAAAAAATGGATACAGGCTCGACGCTAACAGTAAGCAAATCGTTTACAGTTGGCGAATTATGGGAAGCGGTATGGGGTTGCGACGGTGCTGGTATGTATTACTGGTGCAGGAAACTACGCAAACCAAACTACCAAGGCATAGACCTATGGAAAAGAGTGGACGGCAAGATTACGCCAAACCCTCAACCCGTAAGAGTTTATGACAGCATAGAAGAGAAGTCTTATGTGGTTGAGATTGACGACTTAAGACGTGGTTATGAATTGGCAATCAAGGCAGGGCAAACCCACTGCGGTGGTTATCCACTGGATACAGAGGATTATGACGCTTGCTTTGGGGATTTCATTGTGCAATATGCAATTTTTGGCAAGTTAATTTACGGTTAATTACTACTTAAGACAGGAGAAATATAATGGGAGCAAGAACAAACTTTCACTTCAAGCAAGGGGATAATTACTTAACTCTTTATTCCCACTGGGGTGGAGATAGTAAAATGCAAGACTTAGCCTATGCAATTTCTATGGCTGAGCCAAGATGGGACGACATTGGATACGCTACTAGAATTATGGTTAGTGTATTAATCGGCGATAGTTGGACAAGTGAAACTGGCTATGGACTACACGCTGACGCAATCGGTGGTGAAGAAAGTTATGAACACACCATCATTGACCTAGATAATAAAGTTGTGATAGTTGATGGGCAACCTAAACCTTTCAAGGACTTTATCTCTTATCACTCAAATACATTTCACGTTGGTGAGATGGTTAACTAACGACTTAAGACAGGAGAAAACAAAATGAATGCAACGAAAGATATAAAAATAACTGGAGTAAGACACGAAGAAACTGCGTGGAAAAGATATATTTATTTTAAATATGAAAACACAGAATACAGTGTTTTATTATTTTGGGACGAGTTTAATGGTTATGAACTATACTGGAAAGATGAAGATAGTGCTATTATAAATTCTCGCAAAACCCCTGAGTGGGCGGTTGAATGGAACGAAGATGGGCACGATTTTATGACACTAGAGCACTACTTAGATGAGTTAACCTACAAAGAGCAGGAGACAAAGTAAATGGGAGCAAGTCCTAAATGGAAAGTGTATGACGCAAGTAATCAATACGTAGCAAGTGTAAGAGATACAGAGGGCGCAAGTCTTTTGATGAGCCTATACGGAACTGGTGCAACAATTCGACTAGACCATAGAAGAATTGTGTGGACTGAAGGGGCAGATGGAAACGCCTCAGAAAGTTATGACCAAACAGCAATCAAAATCCAAGAACGATTGATGTCTTAAGACAGGAGAATGAAATGGATATGGAGCAAGAGATTGAGGGCTTGGATTTATTTCAAAGCCTAGTAGTATTAGCAGAACGGTTAGTCGAACTGACAGGAGAAAAAAATGACTAAAGATATATGCCAATTCTGTGGTTGGGAAATAGTAAATCCTGACTGGTATAACCAATACAACAGCAAACCATTATGCGACGATTGTAATATGGATATGATGTTGGAAAGACAAAAAGAATTGGAGAACAGCAAGTGAGCGATTATAAAGACTATGAGGTAAGGGTCAGTTATGATGGCGGTATTTATGTCTCTGCTTTAAATCAAGAAGAGGCAATAGAAATAGCCAAGAATATTATGCTAGAGGAAACTAATCCTGATATGGCTAAGTATCTAACCTATGAGGTAGAGCAAACCATACTAAAGCAGGTGCAAAATGCCTGAACCACGCTACTTAATGGGAGATAATTACGCCTTAAGTGGAATAGAGTTAGACATAGTTAAATGTAAAGAGTGCAAGTGTGAGTATGATTATAGCGAGTATCATTCCTACACCTGCTCAGACTGCGAAGATAAAATGATTGCGAGGTTAAAGAAGTGAAACAATTCTCTGTGATTTACAATGTCAAAGGCACTAAGATTGTTGACATATATCTACCCGACGGTATCGAATTGCCTGAAAATTGGCAGAGCCTTACCGTTGAAGAGCAAGATGAATTCCTGTATACTAACCAATCTCATTCTGTCTTAAGAACAGAAGACCTAGACTATGGCAAAGTCTTTGAGATATGGGAGAATAAAGATGTTTTAAGGTTGGTTAAATGAGCCTAGACATAGGCTTGTTGCCACCTGACTGGACTAAGAAAGCCTTGTGTGCTGAGGTTGACCCAGTAATTTTCTTTCCTGAAGCGGGTGAGAAAACTGCGGACGCAAAAAGAATATGCAGGGCTTGTGATGTTAAGACCCAATGCCTTGAATATTCCATAACCAACAACGAAAGGTTTGGCATATGGGGCGGACTAACGGAGTTCGACAGACGAAGGCTCAGAAGAGAAGCAAGTTAATAAGAAAACGGGTGGTGGCTACGGCCTTGTTAGTCATCACCCTAATCTTTTTCCCTATACAAAAACTAACAGCACCACACAAATCCCCCACTCCTGAGCCTACAAAGGCTACAATGGAGCAGAAGAAGGCTAACAAAGCCTTGGCTAAAAAGATTGCTTGGGTTGGATATGGGTGGAAAGATAAAGAGTGGGCTTGTCTTGATAAGATATTTTATAAGGAGGCAAAATATGACCACCTTGCAAAGAACCAATTGGGTTCAAGTGCATATGGAATTGGTCAACGTCTTAAGGAGAAAAGTAAAGACCCTATGACACAGTTGCTACACACTTATAAATATATCCAGCATAGGTATAAAACTCCCTGCTCTGCTTGGCGGTTTCATATTAAGAATAATTATTACTGATGTTTGACTTAAGAGGCGAACCAGCATTTGTATGTATCTGTGGGTCAAAGATGTGGAACCTAAAGGTAATGTGGGACACCGAGACTAGGCAGGTGGGAATGTATTTGTTAGACCAAGTATGTGATGAATGCGGGGCGATAGCCACCGCTCCGACAGAGATAGATGGGTGTGAGTAATGCCAACTTATGAATATAGATGTAATCAATGTCAAGCACTTTATGTCTTAAGTAGAAGTGTAGATGAACGAAGCCACGAAGTTAAATGTGTATGTGGTGATGTAGCAGAAAGAGTTTTCAACTCTGTCTCTGTTCAATTCAAGGGCACAGGTTTCTATAAGACGGATAACAAATGAAAGACCTACTCAGTTTTGCTTTCAGTTTTAGCAGGTTGTTCTTCGCCGTCACTATGATTTTCATTATGCTTTTCTAGGTCAACATCATTGTAAGGTTTAAATCCACCAAGCCTACGAATTAATCTATTAAGTGCACGACGTTGTCTCATACGTGCAGTATCTTCTGAGCCTAATTCAAGAGTATCGGCAATCAACTTATATTCCAATGACTCTGCGTGTCTTAAGAATAAAATCTTTCTATCTTCCTTAGATAGTTTCCAATAAGCATAATCAATCTCTATCATCATAGCCATAAGATTGCCACCTTCAGCAGGAGCAGAGGTTCCTTTGACACCACCTAAATCTAATTTATGTCCAACATTTATCTCACCCCTTAAGACAGAAGGCAACAGAGCCTCGACCAAACCAGCCTCATAGTAGTATAAATCACTGGTTTCGTAGCCACTTGTGTTGGCTTTCCACTCCTGACAATAGTCTAAAGCGTGGTTGCGAAGAGAGCGATAGATTAAATTCTTTGCATCTTTGTCGCCAATCTTTTCCCACTCTTCTACCTTGTTGGGGTGTTCATAGAACCATTGGTATAAAGATTGTTTAATATCTTTTAGTTCAACCATCTGAAATTTCTTGTGATACTCAGAAGCAACAGCGTCTATCACATAATTCCATTCTTTAATTTTATTCCAATCCATCACGATAATTTTATGCCTAACTCTAGTGGTAAAAAAGTAACTAACTTTGTCGTCTTTGATTTATCTTGAAACTCAGTGGTAGTAGGTAACCATTTCTCAACCCATTCTAAATCTTTAACTACTGTCTTAAGCGGAAAAGACCAGACACCAAGAGGCGTTGAGTTTATATACCAAGGTGTATAACCAAGAACATCTGCGGTCAAGACTAGAAAATCAAACTTCTTTCTTTCCAGTAGCAGAGTATCATAGTGAGTATTCCTAGACTTAAGTTCAATAAACATTTTATAATGACCGCTTGTGCAATCAAAACCATCATACTCTTTACTAGATTTTTCTAAGTCAGAGTAATGACCAGCCTTCAGCCAATCAAATAATTCCTGTTCTTTCATTCTTTGCTATCCCATTGGCGTCTTAAGACTAAGAGAGCAATGATGGAGTAGTTAGCCATATCTTTGAACGAGTCTTCAAGGGACTCGTGTTGTGGGTTTCTACTGTTGTCAACAAGGTTATTAATCCTTGCAAGTTTATCGTGCATACGTACTCGCAATCCATTGATAGGTCCACCAGGTGACTCGCTGATATTCTTCGGGCCGTAATCAAGGTGCTTGCTGAGGAGCAGTTCTTCGAGTTCATTAAAGGTATCCTCTACATCTTTCTTGAATTGTTTGTTAAGAGCAGGGGAATCTTTAGTGTTAACAACAAGGTGTTTTGGTAAATCTCCTTCGAGTAAATTTGGAAACCTTGTTTTTCCAAGTGGGTTATAATCTGCCATATCTCTTCACTCTCCGCTTTCATTGGTAGGTTTTTCCTCTTCTAATAATGTCTTAAGACTATCATCAAAATCTTTTAATGCTGACTTAACCACCATTTCTTCTATCAATTCTTCGATTGGTTCATAGCCATTCTCTGAAGCAAACAAAGTTACATAGGTTGACTGGGTAATTAACTTGACTTGTTCAGGACTATTGGCGTTGTTATAAATAAATCTAAGCATCGAACCAAGCATCAATCTATATCCGCTAGGTAGTACTAGGTATGGGTCAAACTCTTCGTCGTCCTCTAGCAAGTGGTCAACCAATTCAAAGGAACTTTCAAAGACCTGACCACATTCCTTACAAGTATTATGAGGTGGCTGGTCTTCTAGGTTCATTTATTATTTATCTTATTGTGAAAATAACTGGCACCTTCTTGTACAAACATTGAGTTAACGTCGTGCCCATCAGGTAATTGAACAATAGTAACTGGTAATTCACGAGCAAGACTACGAGCAAACTCAGTTCCTGGTTGGTCTCCGTCTGCAAAAACAAATACTCTTTCAAAATCTGCTAACAATCTTGTGTAATGTTTCTTCCAACTATTAGCACCAGGAACACCAATGCAGGGTATGCCTATACACATAGACATAGTGATGGTGTCTAGTTCTCCTTCACATACTCCTATAAAGTTTGTTGCTTTTTCAATATCAAGTACGTTGTACATTCTAGTTTCAGCACCAGTTAAACCCATATACTTAGGTTCAATAGCAGGATGAAGAGCCCGAAAACGCAAATCGACAACGCCAGTCTTGGTAATATACGGTATGGATAGTCTTCCTTTGTATGCTTCGTGTCCAACTTCAGGTTCCTCTACTACGCCTAATTGCGCCAGCCGTGCTATTTCCACTGGAATTCCCCTGTTTTTTAGGTAGTCTTCCGCCTGATAAATGTTTGCCCCGTAACTTTCCGTCGCCTTCCCCAGTAATTCTTTCTGCAATATGCTTTGCTTCACGTATGTTTACCCCTTCTTGCTTACTAATGATTTGCAAACTGTTACCCTGCATTCCGCAGGCGAAACAGATGAATATATTATTGTTGAGATTAGCACTTCCCGACTGGTGAGTGTCGGAGTGGAATGGGCACTTGAGATTAACTTGCCCGTAAGTTTGTCGTATGTGTGCTCCGTAGTGTGTAAGTACTTCTCTGATACTTGGTAGGTCGTTATCATTTTTTATCACCATACCCTGCCTCTCTAAGCAGATTAACTGCATCTTCAAGTCTTAAGACTACAACCCAATCTTTAATTTTCTGTTCCCCCTGTCCGTTAAGTCTTAGGCAAACTAACCCAAGAATTCCATTCTTTGCACGTTCCTTTAATTGTGCAATAGCACTAGATGGATTAAACCCAGTTCGTGCTTTTACTTCCCAATCAACACCAATACAACCAGTTATATCAGAGCCACTACGTCCTGCCCCCGTGCTTTCGGCATACGGAAATCCATTCTCCGCTAAGTACATAGCCAAAACTTTTTGACTACGATAACCTCTATGCTTACGGGATTGTGATGGCACTAGTATGCACTCTTGTCCTTCTTTAGAATTCTAATAGCCCAATCTAATCCTTGATTAAGACCATCACCCCACTCATCTGTAGGTTTAATCTTTGCTTGTTCAATCTTATTAATAAAGTTTTGTATCTCTGCATTAACTTCAAGCAATACAAGTTGTCGTATCTCTTGAGTCATATCATCTTCTTCTTGTATCATACTACTCCTTGAACTCAGTGATTGGCACTCGCCAGCCATTAATATAGGAATCATACCATTCGTCCTTCATATACTGGGTAGGCGCAACGTATCCATATACCTCAACTTTTGAGTAGTAATCTGTATCTAATACCTTCGCCCCAAAAATCAATTTGTCTAAATCCTTTTCCCAAAAAGGAATAGATGTTTGTGTCCGCACTGACCTTACCTCAAACCTATCTCCAACATCGGGCAAGGATTGACGTCTAGTATGTAGGCCATTGGGGTACCAAGGGACATTCCAAGATGCGTTGTATTGCTTTGCTACTGCCCATTCACAAACATTAGCCCGCACATTAGATAACAATTCGTGTTCCAGTTTTCCATCTGCTTTGCCTTGGGCATAGTTAGGTTTGTCAATCGAGCCAAACTTTGTAAGCCAACGCTCAGTAGCCAACATAGTGCACACACGTACTTCTTCCTGACTTAAGTCAACAATCATTATATGTTCTCTGGTATATCATCCATAAACATATACTCAGGATTAAAGGCTAACCACGTCAGTAAATTAGCGTTAGCGTCTGCTCTGCCGTATCTATTTTTGACAGGAGCAACAGCCATAGAAGTACCAACAACACCCAAAGTACAGATGAGAGCAGGTAGTTGTGCCACCTTTCCTTGAAGGGCGGAACGTGGCTGACAAGGGTCACCACTAACAGCCTCAGAAGTATGATGTAAAATAATGACAGCAGCATTAGTTGCACGAGCAAGATACTTTAACTCCTTCATAATCGCTCTCATTGAAGCGAACTCTTCGCCCCCATCAGTTGCAATATCCATTAAGTTATCTACAAAGATAGCAACTGGAGGACAACCCCATAGTTCTTCAAAGGCTTGAACCTCTTCATCAATATCTTGTAGTGATGGACTAGATTCAAACGACCACACAATGTGTGAACCTTTAGCAAGTGTTGCCTTAGTCCACCCATAATCTGTATTCATTAAACCTTCTACATCAGTTTGATTCTTACCTGAAATCATTGAGGCAAGACGCATAGCCATAGTATGAGCATTGGTATCTGCTGATATATATAGGCTTGGTACTTTCATCTTTAATGCTAAGGCTAAAGCCAGTGTTGACTTACCGACACCAGGGGTACCAGCAAGCATAGATACTTCTGCTCTACGTAAAATAATTTTATTACTATCAAATGCTCTGAACACAGAAGGTAGTGGTTCACCACCAATATCTGTTCTACCTACAGCACGAACAAGGGTTCGCATTAATCTCTCCTATCTAGTAATGGTAAGGAGACTCTAAACCGTCTCCCCATAAATTGAGAATCCCCTTACCAATATTTTAAAGTTCGGCTTGAATTAGCCGTTTACTGGGGTGCACTGGTCCGCTCCCTGTGGTTGTGGGCAGACCCACATCTTGTACGGTTTTCCGTTTTTCTTGCTGATACCACTCAAGAATTTCCGACTTCCGTGTACGCAAGTAGGCGACGCTTCCGATGTCGGGGCGATTGATGAGGTAACTGCGGGCGTAATGCCTACTGTTGAACCAGTGGTCCCCAAAGGGGCTGCAGTGTAAGCACCTGCCAATAACTTTCCAGTTGCTGCAATCTGTGTAGCATAATCGCTAACACCTTCAAGCAGTACTGATAGTTCGTCAGATGTATTAGCACGAACATTAATTAAATCTCCATTAGGAGACTTGTAGGAAACCTGTAGTTTCCAATCTTCGATTGCCATTATTTGCCTTTCGTAAATTGGCAGTGTTCTGTGAGTCCACAGAAACTGCACGATTGTAGGTTTGGTAAGAATATACCTGCCTTCCTAGCCTTATCGAATCCATCGACAAAGTATTCCAGCATATCTTTTGTATATCTACTAAGGTCAATCATCTCTCCTGTCCCCGACTCACGAGACATCCAGTAGTTACCTAGATTGACTTCAACACCAAGCATCATCTCTACACCAACTTTATAAAAGCCAAGTTGTAAATCAGATATTGGTTTACGTGAGGATGTTTTCAAGTCGACAATCACAAGTTGTCCGTTAACTTCAAATATCCTATCAATAAACATCTTCACTGGCACGTCAGCAATGATGGGATTTAACTCCAACTCGATAGCACGGATACCCTGTGGGGTGGTCCATATCTTCCAGTCTTTATTATTTTTGCGCCAAGAGATGTAGTTGTCTACCCACTTGGAACCCTGTGTATTCCACCAAACAGCATCTTCCTTGTTTGGGTTAGCAATAGTTGAACGCCCAGCAACACGAGCAGTACTTAAATCAATATCCTTGGTTTCAGTTTCCCAAGCCTTAACCCATAACTCATTCATTTTCTAGGTCGTATAATTCTGTTGCTAAGTGAAATGCTCGTCCACCAGCAGACCAAATGCTAGGTTCTTCAGGTACTTGTAATAATCTTCCTAGGTAATACTGATAACCACAAGTTAAGTAAGTTGTAAATGCTGAGTAAGATACGTGAGCAGGTAATTCATAATCATTAAGTTTAATCATCAAGACCTAATTTATCGTACAGATAATCTACTTCTTCTTTTAACTCTTTAATGTTTTGACTAAGAAGATATATTGAATCAGATAATTCTTCTATAAGTTCATTTACTTTTTTATTAAACATTCTTACTCCTGTCTTAGTTAGATTAGGTAGTCACAAGCGGAGGACAGGAGAGTACTCGACACATATGACTACCCAATATTATTATATATTAGGTAATATTATATATTATAATTATATATTATATAAGGGGCTCCGCCCCTATATTATATTAATTATATTATATTAATAAGATAATTATACACACAACCCTGACTTATGGAAGCCACACGACACGCCAAGAAATGACAAAAAGACCCTCAAGATATAGGGATTACCTATACCTCAAGGGTCAAATGGTCTATAAAGGGCCTTTAAAGCCCGATTAAGGGTATTTAATTAGAACCTATGCCGTACTCTTTTTCAGTCTTATCAGCCCATTTAGCCAATGGAGCAGCCAATGCGCCAATTAGGATTGCTTGCTCTGGAGCAAGGTCGGCAGCAAGGGCTAAGCCCATTGTGATTGCTGATGCAATTACTGCACGGATGTAAGATTTAAAAGCAGCCTTTGTCTTAGGGTCTTTTAACTTAGCAACTAAGTCTTTCATTTGTTCTCCTTCTTTGGCAATGGCTTGACTGAAGCCTTTACCTTGTTGAGTGTTGTTACCTTTCCCAGCCAAGGAAACCAAGGTGACGTATCGTTACCGCAGTTATCTTTGATGGAAATATGTAAGTGTTTATTATGTGGATTTGAACCAGTATATCTGGCTTCGCCATTTTTGACTGACCAAATCTTACCTTGAAATATTAAATACTTAACTCTTGGGTCTGACTTTAACTTTTCATATATCTCAAAGCAATCAATACCACCATCGATATCGTGAGTTAAGTCTACTGCATACCCAGTATTATGGTCTGAGTTAGGACTCTGTTTTAGGTGAGCAGCAGATGGAAGCAGACCATCGCTGGCTTTCTTGCGATTCGGTCTTAACGCCGTCGCTTGGCGCAACACAGCAATTGCAGCAGGCGTGGCTCTCTTGGCTACAGTTGTCATATTGACATCCATCCTTCATATTTTGCATCTGGATTATCTTTAAGCCATTGTTCTCTTAATAGGTTTTGATTAGGCCAACAAATATCAGTTGGGTCACAGCCACAGCCTTGACAGTTGTTGTCTATTTCTTTCTTATCCATACTTGCCATCCCATACGTAATATTTCAATATCATCTTTATGTTTTGCTAGCCACGCATCTATTGCTGGCTTAGGGTTCTTATCTGTACCATCTGGATGGTCCCACTCATAGTCATCAAATGCCATAATGCCACCAGACTTAAGCAAGTCCCAAGATAAGTCTGCATCTAAAGTAACTGACTCTGGTAGATGGTCACCATCAATATAGATAAAGTCATACTTAACCTCACGGTTATTCTTTAACCAGTCTCCGCTAAATGCTTTATGTGCTTGAACCTTTTTACCGTGTGGTTCTATCTGCTCTTTGTAGGCTTGTTGTATATCATTCCAGTCATAAATTGATTCGTGTTGCAAATTACCACACCAAGGGTCTATGTCCACAAGTAACGATGTTGGGTCTGTAAGAATATTTTCTAATAGCCAAGCAGATGCGTTGCCAGTAAAGACACCTATCTGTAGGAACTTAAGATTCTTTTTGCCCTTAAACTCTGCTAGTCCTGATTCAAAGTCTTGGACTGTTGCATTGTCATAAAACCACTTTGGAAAGTTATCTGCTTTCACTTATTCTTTTTTT